TTCGTTATTACTATGCTCTAGGTCATTACCCCGAGTATTTGAAATATTTTCATATGACAAAGTAGTAGAAAAAGCTCTAAGGAGTTTCCCGCAATTTAGAAATGTTGCCTCCGTTTGACTTAATAGTCAATAAGAGACTAGCTGGTTATATAATGCGACATTATACAAATCGCATATTTGCTTTACACTGTTTATCCATATTAGTAAGCAAATATCTAATATGGCAGCCAACTGTTTGGCCCTGATTAGCAACAAATATTGTGCTAGGTTAAGGCCGCCCATGCCCGACATTATTCTTAATACATTGTAGTTGGTAGCGTAAACTCTTACCTTTGCGGTGTTTGTTCCTTCTACAGTAGCATTTGAAAGCACCAATTGAAGTGTGGCGTTATCAATTCTGGAGAAGTTGCAAGTACCACTTGGTTGATGCTCTTCTGGACGAACAGCGAAGGAGTATACGTTAATACCTTCATCAGGATTACGAGTATGTGCCTGGTAAGGTTGAACCAACGAGAAGTATGTTCCTTCACGTTCTGAGAAGCGGTCCTGTCCGTTAAGTTGTAATTTAGCAGTAACAACTGGATTTTGTCCCCAACAATGCATGTCAATAGAGGTTTCAGTAAGAACAAAAGTTCCAGCATCAGAAACAGATGATTCAATACCGAAAGTGGATGTTGAATCCAAAGCTCCGTCAAAGTTTGGTTGAGTATAAGGACCGCTTAATCCATTCCAATATCCGGAATAATTTGGTAGGGCATCAATTGCTCCTGCGTCATGGAATAATCCGTTTTGGTCGATGAATGATGTGCTTGATGCGGCAACAGATTGAGGACCACCAAAAGCGTGAATTGCGTTTGGAAGGGCATCAATAGCATCGGTATAATTGAATGGCTGAGCACCAAGAACTTTAAAAAGAGTGGCGTCACATGTTAATGATGAACAGTAATCAACGTTTTGGTCTGGTTGAACTACCCAAATAAGTTCCTTTACAGGGTGATTAAAGTTAAGTTTAATTTTGTTGGATGAACTACCAACGGATTCATCACCAGTGAATTGAAGTTGTGTAATAAGGTATTCATGAGGGTTCTGTGCCATTCTTCTGCGTTCATCGGTATCTAAAAATACGTAATCAACATAAAGAGATGCGGCAACAAGGGATTGATTGTATGCGATAGATGCTGGAACAGAAGTTCCACTAGACAACTGATTGGATGATGAGTTTCCAATACCAGTATTACAACTTAGAGTGGTAACAGCCCATAAGCATTCATCAATAGGACGGATATCAAGATTAATTTTGACTTCGTGGTATTGAAGAGCAATTAAAGGTAAGGCAAGACCTGGGTTAGAACAAAACCAAAATTGAAGGGGAACATATAAGGTTGTTTCTGGAAGTGCGTTACGAGGAGCACATACCTGACGAGGTGCCGTTGAGTCACAAGGACCATCCACGGCAGCAAAAGATGGGTCGGTGATAAATGTAAGTTGTGTGGTGTTTCCAATCATTTTAAAATATCCTCTTTGTTGTTCGGAAGTCATAGTAAGCTGATTCCAGATATGCATCGAATCACCATATTGTCGGTCAATGCGTTGACCTCCAATTTCAACCTCAACTTGTGCGACAAGTTGTTCTCCTGGGAAGTCTAACCAACGGGCATAAACACCGTGATTAGTTGCTAATGCGTTATAACTGGTATTTCCCATACTTTGGTTAATTTCTGGAAGGGTTACCTGAAGATAGGTGCGGTAAGCAAGATCACCGTTTCGACTGATAACACACTGAACTCTTCGACCAAAATCGGCTTGTCCGTTAAATGTTTGTTCGATGGATTCAATTGCGAAGTTGGTGTATCGTCTATAGGTTACTTTCCAAAAAGTAATCTGAGGATTTCCAGTAAGGTATACGTCTTGTGCGCCATAAGCGACTAATTGCATTAATCCACCACCCATTTTATAATATTGCTAAAGAAAAAAAAACTAAATATTTAATTTAATTAATTAATTAATTATTTAAATGTTTGAATGTTTAAACTCATAAATATGGGTATTTACAATTTGACACGATATATGTAGGGGTCTATATTTTATTTTAAATTCATATTATATTTAATAAAATCTATTAAATAAGAATCTACAAATACTTCTTTTTTTCCTTCATGATTCTTGGAAAAAATATAAGAATCGTTTTTTTTGTGTACAGACCAACCATTATCCAGAGCATTATACAAGAGAACCATTTTATGCATTTGTATTTTATCAAATTTATTATGCTTTTTATTTTCTAAATTAACATTTAATTCCATTTTATAAAAATAAAGAAAACATAAAATATGTTTTAACTTGTTAAAATATATTCACACAAATAAAGTTTAAAAAAAAAGGTATAATTAATTTAATGCCAAGTTTTAAACCAAAAACAACAAAAAAAATAAAGTTCAATAATAAGGATTCAATAACATTAGATGGAAAGCATAAAGAGATATTGACTGAATTTTGTAAAGACGATAATGATAAAATACCTAATTTAAAAAATGAAAAAAAGGAATTATTAAATAGTTTGAAGAAAACTGAAAATATCGAGCAAATTCTTGATATTAAAGATAAGATACTTGAAATTACCCAAACAATTAAGGACCTTAAAAATAAAAAAAAGGATTATTATTTGGACAATTCAAAGTATATATTTGATTATTTTGAGGATAAAAAAAATATTTCTGAAATTCAACCAAATATAAAGATAAACACAAAAAATAAAATTTTGGATGATTTTTTTAAAATAAAAGGCACTGATGAAACTACTAAACCTGAGATAAATAGTTTTAATGATAATAATATTGTGAATAAATATTTGAGAAATATAGATGATAGTTTTTTAGATATTAATTCGTTTATTTATCAAACAGATATATGTAAATATTGTTATAAAGGCGAATTAATCCCTATGGAAGATGAAGGGGTTTTGATTTGTAATTGTTGTTCAAGAAATATTCCTTATTTAATCGAAAATGAGAAACCATCTTATAAAGAACCTCCTAAAGAGGTTTGTTTTTATGCGTATAAAAGAATAAATCATTTTAAGGAGATTCTTGCCCAATTTAAAGGAAAAGAAACAACCCAAATATCACCAGAAATAATTGAAAATATAAAATTACAAATAAAAAAGGAAAGAATTGATATATCTCAGATTAATAATAATAAAACTAAAGAAATATTAAAAAAATTGGGTTATAACAAATTTTATGAACACATCCCATTTATAAAAAATAAATTAGGAATTAAACCTCCAGTTATGTCTCCCGAATTAGAAGAAACGCTATGTAATTTGTTTATAGAATTACAGTCTCCATACTCTAAATTTTGTCCGAGTGATAGAGTCAATTTTTTGAATTACTACTATACAGCATATAAATTATGTGAACTTCTTAATGAAACACAATATTTACAATATTATCCTATGTTAAAAGATAAAGAAAAAAGAATAGAGCAAGATACCATTTGGAAACAAATATGTAAAGAATTAAATTGGGAATTTATACCAACTATATAATAATGTAAAATATATCGCATTATTATATTATTTAGAGAAATGTGTATTTAAAACCTGCCACCTGGGAAATGAACTAAGTTTGCGCCAATTCCAAAACCAGCGCCGGTGTTAGCAGCAGAGGACATTGAAGGTAGGAAAGTATCTAAAATAGAAAAGGTTGCTGCTGATGTTAATGCGAGTAACCCGATCTCCTGAATATCCAAGGAACGTTTTGGGATAGCATAAGCAACAATCGCAATCATTAAACCCTGGACCAAATATTTAATCATTCGTTTAACTAATTCACCAATATTAACTAATCCGTTCATTATATAAATTAAAAAGAAAAAAATATATATTAAATATTAAAAAACTTAAATAGTTAATAATAATTAATAAAATGTCTTACAAGGAGAAAACTGCTAAAACAACTTTTGAAAGAAAACTAAAGGGAGGAAAATCTAATCCTAAATATGTGGATGTGCTAGATGAAGATAAACCAATTGCTTGTCAAAAATTTGTATGTGTTTCGTTTATTTCTCCGGATAAGATTCTTAAACAGAAAGAAATTTTTTTATTTGAGGAATTCCTAAAGAAATGGGATTTCAACAAATCGATGGAAAAATTCGTCCAATTTCTTAATTTCGTTTCATTTAAATATAAACTTACCTTTGAGGATTTGACGACTGATTTTAAAGAGTTTGTTAATGAAGAAAGGTCTAATCTTATGATTTATAAAATAGAAGATGATTATAAAACATTTTTAGATAATAATGAGGAAGAATTAGAAAAATTATTTGGTGTTAAACATAACTTCCAAACTAGCACCAGAGGGTTAAAAATACGTGGAGTGTATCCATCTATTGAGGAAGCAGAATTAAGGTGTAAAATGTTAAGGGAGGTAGACCCAAACCACGACGTATTTGTGGGTCCTGTTGGTTTATGGATGCCTTGGGACCCTGAATCATATAAAACGGGAAGGGTTGAAAATATGGAAGAAGAATTAAACCAACTAATGCATGAAAAAAACAAAAATGAAACTAACGCAAAGAACACATTCGACCAAAGATTAAAGGATACAAAACAAAAGGCAATTGAAGAAAATATAAAAAATGCCGAAAAATCTGGAAATAAGTTAACCCAAACTATTGATGATACCGGAAATTTAATTGGAGTGAATAATATTAACACGCAAGAAAATAAACTTAAGGAACAAGATGTTATATTGACATCCGATATAACAAATGAATTATTTGAAGGGGATAATATTATTACTGGTAAAAAATAAGAATGGAAAATAAATAATATTTGTTTTAATATATAATGAATACTAAAACAAATAGAAAAAAGTCAAAAAATAAAACATCAAAATATATGTTTTTAACAAATAAACAAAAAGAGGCAATTTGTAAAACTAATACATTAGGGTATACAAGTTTTGAAAATGGTTATTTTCAAAATTATGATACCAATAGATTACTACAATTTATTAATATTAAAAATACGGATTTGATAAAGAATAATTTTTATAAATATGTAAATGAGTATTGGATAAATAATTTTAAAATACAAGACGCAAATATAAATGTTAACATAAATTATAATACTTCTCAAGAATATGCTATAAATTACCAAATTTTAGATATTTTTTATAATTATATAAAGAACAATAAAACCCGACAATGTAAGAATTTAATTAATTTTTTTAATTCTGCTAAAAAATTAAATTCTGTTTCATCGATAAAACAACACAGTAATAAGATGTTAAATGTTATTGATACTTTCAGGAAAGATACTATAAATAATAATTTATTGAAATTATTGGCTATGTTAAATAAAAATAAGATTATATCATTACAAGGTGCTCCTTTATGTTATAATCTTAAACCAAACGGTAAAAATACAACAAAATATGCTGTTTATATTGACCCGTTGTTTTTCCACAAAGATAATATAGTTTATATAGATGATAATAGTAATAATAAATTTAAATTAATTTATAAGAACCGATTTATTGATTATTGTAGACAATTGTTTGATTTTTTTTTAGGTAAAGACCATAATATTAATATTGAATCAATATTTGATATTTTTAAGAATATATTTTTGTGCTACAATAATTTGGAGTTTACAAATGATAAAAACAATTACAACTTAGTTTCACAAGAAGAATCATTTATTAAATATAAATTTAATTGTAATGAGTTTTTTAAAGAAATTGGATATAGTAGTGATAATATTCCTGAGTTTTTTATTACACCAGATTTAAACTATTTGAAAAATGTTTGCTCTTTAATGTTATCTGAATGGAATACGGAAAAATGGAAAGGTTTTTGGTATTTTATAATTTTTAAATCATTGTCGAGATTTAATGTCGAATCTCGTAAAATATCGCGTGACTTTGAATTAAGGTTCAATAAAGGAATCGAACATACTCGAGACCCATCTATTCGGGCAATAATTTATACATTAATTCCGTTTAATAAATTATTTACAGAATTATATATCGACAAATATACAAATACAGATTCTATACAAATAATAACTAATATGACAAATGATTTGAAGGTTGTATTTAATAATAGACTTTTAAATAGCACATTACATAGTGAGTATGCTAAAAAACATGCGTTGTTATGTATTAAACATTTAAAAATAATAGTTGGAATACCATTAACCTTAATGGATGATTATGACATACAATATTTAAATAATGATATATGGTCTAATTTTGAGGAATATTACAAATATAAGCATAATAATGATTTAATACTGAATAATGCGAACCTTATAAATATGCCAGTAGTAGATTGGACAAAGGACTTGTATGAATTTATTGGAGGAGAACAGATATTTCAACCAATTATTAATTTTTCACAAATAACAAATACCTTATATGTTCCGTTATGTTGTATTCAGCGTCCCTATTTTGATTTGGACGGAATGGGATTAGAATATAATATAGCAAATTTGGGGTTTTTAATTGCCCAAAAAATGTATGAATCAATTGGACTTTCCGGTTCAAAATATGATTATAATGGTAATTTAAATAATTGGTGGAATGATGATGATTATATTATATATGAAAATTTTAGTAACAAAATACGAAAACAATATGAAGTATTTGCCGCACGAGACAATATACGAGTGGATACAAGTCTTATAATTGATGACCTAATATCAGTTATTAATGGAATATCTATTTGTCAAACATATTTAAATGATTATCATAGAAATCAGCAATTACGATATATTATAGTTAAACAAAAAAATATCGAATTTTATATATTTATTACTTATTTATTTAAACAAAAAATATTTGGTATGGGGTTCTTTGATAAATATATAAATATAACATATATGATTAATGAATATGCTATAAATATTGCTTTATCTAGATTACATTTTTTTCAAAAGATTTATGACATAAAACAATCTGATTATATGTATTATAAATTAAAAGAAATCTTATAAAAAAATATATTTGAATATATAAATGACATCAATAAAAAAATCTTTGTATATTAAAAAAAATATAACACGTAAAAAATTAACAGATTATGAAAAACAACAAGTATGTGGGAGTAACGTATTAATTTATAATAGTTTTGAACGAAATAACACAACTAAAGAGTTAATCAAATTAAATAAATTAAATTCAGATTACGACGCACATTTTTTTAAATTTTTAAAACTAAATCCAACAATTAAACCATACGACAATTATTATAAATATGTGAACGAATCGTGGATTACAAATGTTAAGTTAACAAATAACCAAAAATATATTTCAAAAATAGATTCATTTAGTTTAATTCAAAATAAGGTATTTTACGAGATAATTGATATTTTTAATCAAATTAGTAAGTCTAATTCAACATCAAAGGAAATCATAAATATGAAGGAGTTTTATGAATCTTCACAGACTTATTTATCGTTATCAACCAGTATGAATTATATAAAGGAATGTGTACATATAATTGATAAATTGTTGAAAGAACCTTTAAAAAATAATTTATGGAAATTATTAGCTTTTATATGTAAAAATAAAATGGTGGAATCCAACGGGTCGCCTATTTTTTTTGAAATAAAACCTGACGAGTTAAATACATCTATATATAGCACTTATTTAGAACCAATACGTTTGCCTATAGATTTAAGTGTTTTTATTAATAATAATGTAGACTATAATAAAAATATACTTCATAACTATAAAAAATATTTATCAGAAATGGTAAATAAAATATTTAATAATAAATTTAATTTGGACGCCCAAACGTTTATAGAAGTTCAAACTGAAATTATAAATTGTTTTTATGACACGAATGAAACGAATGAAACGAATGAAACGACATATAATAAAATTAATAAACATGATTCATTAAAACATTATAATTTCAATTTCGATGAATTCGCAAAGGAAATCGGATTAATAAATATTCCTGATTTTTTTATAGTCCCAAATCTAAACTATTTTAAAAAGGTTTCTGAATTAATGTTAAACAATTGGAATACACCAAGATGGCGTAATTACTGGATATTGTTATACGTTACACAAATTGTAAGATTTACGTCTGACTTTAAAAAAGAATACGATGATTTTAACATATTATTTTTAAAAGGTGAATCAAAACCATATGATAAAAATGTAAATGCGATTAGATTAACATTAATACCATATAATAATTTATTATCAAAATTATATATTGAAAAATATAAAAATGAATATTCAACAAATTATATAAAAAATATTATTGTTGATTTAAAACAATTATTATATCGGAAAATAAAAAACAATAAATGGATGAGTCTCACAAGTAAAAAATCGGCATTATTAAAATTAAGTTTTTTAAAAATAAGTGTAGGTATTAAAAATGATGATAGTTTGGACCCAGATTTAAATTTTATAAATAATGATATTTGGGGAAATCTATTAAGAATTAATGAATGGAAATATAACCAATTAATTGGATTAATCAATCAACCAATTGTTAATTTACCGATTATGGATTGGACGTCAAGACCTTTTAATTTCGTAAATTTACAAGTATTTGACGTAAACGCCAGTTATAACCATTTACAAAATGAAATATTTGTTCCAATGGCATTTATTCAAAAACCATTTATAGATTTAGAGGCGGGGGAGTTGGAATATAATTTAGCAAATATTGGATTTACTTTGGCACACGAATTATCACACGCATTAGATTTTACGGGTTCTAAATATGATTATAACGGAAATTTGAAGGACTGGTGGTCCGAGAATGATAAAAAAGTATATTTACAAATTAAAGAAAATATAATTAAACAATATATTGTTTTTTCAAAAAGAGATAAACAACCGTTGAACATTTCAGATATGAGTATGTCCGAAAATTTTTCGGATATAAACGCCATTAATATTTGTTGTGAATATTTACAAGATTTTCAAGATAAAAAAAATTTACCTTTAATTTTTAGAAAAGAAATATTCAGAAATTTTTTCTTATATTTTGCGAGTTATCTAAAAGAAAAAACCAAAAAAAAATTTGTTAATTATAGAATATTTCGAAACCCGCATGCTTTAGATGAATATAGGGTTAATATTCCGTTATCTAGAATTGACATATTTAAAGCGTTATATAATGTAAAAAAAGGAGACGGTATGTATTGGAATAACGAGTTATCACTATTCTAAAATTCATATAAATTTAAAACCATGTGTGTGAATGAATCATAAATTCGGTTACCATTTTGATGTTTTTTTTACACTTATTTTTTGTCCCGCACCTCGTTTTTTCGAACTGTCTGGGTCATATTTTTCATCTTCATCATCCGAGTTTATACCCTTTGATAATTCCCAAAACTCTTTGGACCCAAGTTTAAAATCGTTATGACTATCTGCTTTATACCAAAAATCCTGGTCTTGTAATTTATTAGATTTAACATTATTATTTATAACGAGACATTCGTAATTTTCAGTACATTGGTCCATTACTTGACAGAAGGATTCGAAGGTTGGAAACATCCCCGCATAATTTTCGTAAATTCGTTTTCTATTTGCTATGTAAGGTTCTCTTAAAATAAATACATAATCAATGTTTGTTCGAAGAGTTGGAGGGACACCAAGAGGATACTGCATAGTAATTATTAACATAAGTTTCCAATGACGACCATTAAGAAATAATAATCTCATCATTTTATCGCGTGTCCATGCGTTATCATATAAACAATCGTCCAAAATAACAAACGTTCGGGGGTCAATATTACTTTTTCTATAAGTTTCGACTTCTTTTTTGATTTGTTTTAAAACTGAACGTTGTCGTTTTAATATGTTTTCAATAATAGCAGTATTATATTCATTATGAATAAATAATCTAGGCACCATTTTCCCGTAAAACCCGTTTCCTTCTTCTGTCCCTGAAATCACGGTTCCTATTGGGATGTCTTGATGGTAATACAATAAATCTCTAACTAAAAAACTTTTACCTGTATCTCTTCTTCCAATTAAAACAATTACAGGTCCTTTTGATTCATTCGGTTTAAACGATATACTTTTCATATCAAATTTTTTAAGTTATAATGACATAATATATATTTTATTTTTTTTATTGTAAAATAATACGCATTATTATATTAAAGTATTATAAGTTAAAAAAATGGATTATTTATATATTATTTAATCTATTATAATGTTTACGATAAATTATCAAAAAAGAAAAAACAAGGAAATTTTAGAAACTTTAGAACAAAAAGATATGTTGTTTCTTTCTAAAACCCAAAATTATATTCCAATCTATACACGGTTTTTTAGTTTAAACGAAACTAATTATTTAAACGTTAATTTAAATAATCCGTGGTATTTATTAAATGTTAAAGAAAATATACCAGATAACGAATATTTATATTCCTGTGCTATAAAGAACACGTTTACAAATAAAATAAAAACAGATACACTCGTGTTTTTTAAACTTGCTCCTTTGTTAGATCCATATAAATATTTAATTGGTAAGTATAACTCCCCTGAAACCGAATTATTTAATTTACCAAATTTACAATCTACCATTAAAACAGTAAACCCGAAATTTTTAGATGTGAACAATTCGGCATATGTCGACAGTTTTTTTGTATTTTTATCTTGTATATTAAAAAATTCGTATTTTTTTTTACACGGTATTGATTATTACGGTTCTTTTTTATCAATTAAAAATAATTATAAAATAAATGTAACGGATGATATTGATTTTTTGAGTGAGTCTGATTATTTTATTAAACAACAAAACATACTATTTAATATAAATAATCCCGATTATTTGTTACCAAATAAAAAAATACCAATAATGATAGATTACACATCTAGTTTAAAATCAACCTTTTCGATAAAATCAATCGATGACGAATTATTTGAAAATGTTTTTGAAAAAACGCATATCGATTTAGATGATGTGAAATCATATACGTTAGATTTATGCGACATAACAAATTCTAAATTAATTACTGAAAAGGATAAAACAACCACTTTAAAAACAAGTTCGACGTTTTCATCTAGGAGTTCTCATACTTCTAGCACAATTAGCGAAGAACATGACAATTTAGATACAGAACCTCAACCTGTTGACAACGAACCCGACGAAAATATGTGTAAAGAAGACGATGACGCAGAATCGACAACAGATAATACGTATAGTAGTGAATCATCTGGCGAAGATGTTGAAGTTACTATTTATAAATTCCCTGTTTTGGTCATTTGTATGGAACAAATTGAAAATACGTTTGATGATTACATTTTAAACAACGAATTAAGCGAAGAGGAATGGTTCGCGTATTTGATGCAGATTATAATGATTTTAATTACTTACCAAAAGGTGTTTTCGTTAACACACAATGATTTACACACAAATAATGTTATGTATAATAACACGACAATAAAATATTTATATTATTGCTATAATAAAAAATACTATAAGGTTCCAACCTTTGGAAAGATATTTAAAATTATAGATTTTGGTAGAAGTATTTATAAATTTAATAATAAAATATTTTGTAGTGATAGTTTCAATACTAATGGGGACGCGTCAACCCAATATAATACCGAACCATATTTTAACGAAAATAAACCAAGATTAGAACCAAATTTTAGTTTTGATTTGTGTCGACTCGCGTGCTCTATGTTTGATTATGTAGTAGATGATATTTATGAAATTAAAGATTTGACAAAATGTGACCCTATAGTTAAATTAATTGTTGAGTGGTGTTTAGATGATAGGGGTGTAAATCTACTTTATAAAAATAATGGAATGGAACGGTATCCTGATTTTAAATTATATAAAATGATCGCAAGACACGTTCATAATCATACTCCGCAAGCACAACTTGAAAGAAAAGAATTTAGTTCGTTTAGTATCAGTCATAAAAAAATACCTAAAAATGAAACTATTTTTAATATTGATACGTTGCCTATTTTAATTTAACATCATTTATATTTACAGCATAAATGATATAAAAAGTATACTATATAATAGTATAATAATGCGCGATTTAACGTTTGAAATAATAAATATAATCTTAAGTTTTAGAGAAAAACATTTTTTATCAAATATAATTAATAATTTGATAAAAAATTTTTATGAGAAAGATTTCGACCCGAATTATGCGGAATATTGGTTTGACAATTATTGTTACCATTATTCTTTTAGTCAATGGTATTTTTATGTGATAAGAAAGAGGTATGTTCATCATTCTATTTTTTATGAGTTGACACCAAAGGTATTAAATATCGGTAATGAAGAAATTATCGGATAGAATAATTAAAATTCTGGATTATCCGTAAACACGACTGGAGCACGCATACTATCAGTTAAATTCATGACCGGCATTAATTGGTCAATTAAAAAATTTCCAACAATAACCGCAAAATATACTAATAAGGTGTCGCGTATTAATAACTTTAAAGGTTTGCTTTCTTTTTCTACAAATCTCATTTCAATAAACTTTGAAATAAAAAAAACGATGGAAATTATTGTAGCAAATACAAAAATATTATTCATTTTAAAATGAAATCTCATAATCTTATTTTGTATTTTACGAATTGACTAAATTATTCTAACAATTCAACGTCATCAATTAATAAATCGGGTAAATTGGTTTCTGGTTCATCTATATTATTAATGTCAAAAGAGTCTAAATTTATATCTTGGTCCGAAATCTTAAGTTTAATAACATCATCGTCATCATCGTCGCTTTCTAATTGTCGTTGTTTATTTCTATACTCGCTTAATTCTTCTAGTCGTTCAATTGTTTTTGGTGCGTTTACGTTACTATCGTTATTATTTAAGTCTCGCGTATAATCTGTATCATTAAATGTTAATTTACTATGTTGGGGTGTCTCAGCAATTGGTTCACTAGTTGTTTTGCTGGTTGATTGTAAATTGCTAGAGACATTATTTTCGGGAGCTTCTTCTTCAATTACTTGTTCTTTGATTTCTTCAATTACTTCTTCTTCTATTGTTTCATCCATATATGCTTTTAAAATAGATTCAACTGGAATACTGTCTCTTATAGTATTTAAAATACATTCTTGAACTATTATTTCCATTTCTCTATTATATTTTTGAGTTTGTAAAGGTGAGATATTTATTTCGAATAAATATACGTTTTTATAAATTTTCCTTGCCACATTAATATATATTTTATGAATAAATTCTTCAAGTTTGGGAATAGTAATATCAATCTTTTTTTGTTTATTTCCAGCGCGCATACTAGTTAAAATTTTAAGTTGAATAATATGTACGCAAGTTACTAAATCTTCTAAATAATTACAACCGCTTTTTTCACTGATTCGTTTTTTTTCTTGTTCAATAATTGAAGGGTTCCATTTTGGAACTCTAGATATGAAATTTTGAAAGGTCATCAAATACTTATTTTGTTCGTTATTCTCTTTACATAATTTGTAGGATTCATCAAAAATCGATTTATACCCTTCAATAATAAAAGGGGTTAGAATAGTAATTAACCTGGCACACCATTCGTTTTTAGATTCGTGAAGTGAACTTATGTTAAAATCATCCATAATATTATTGTATTTTAATTTTATTTGGTTTTAACTAACAATAAATTACATAAATGAAATATTTTCCAAATTGTAATTTTTTTCTAAAAATAGGAAGTTTAAAATAAATATCATTAATACCTTTTCATTTCTAAATTCCTTTCTTACTTTATTATACGCTATTAATAATTCATATCGCTTACAAGCAGGTATGCTTAAAAACTTGGGATTTTCAACTAAATTAATAATATCCAAACCATTATAACCTTTTTCGTATAATTTTGTAGACAACTCAATTATATTTATTCCGGTTATTATTCCTTCCTCTGTTTTTATTAATTCTTTTTTTAAACATTCGATTCTTAAATTGTGTATGCTCTTTGTCTGATATGTTTCATTTAAATTATACTTATATAAATTAAGAGTTGTTCCATTATAAACAGGTTCATGTACATATATTTCACAAAATCTCGAAAGTATCGGTTTTAATAATTTATATTTATCTTCAACAATTATAAAAAACCTCGTGTTATGACTAAATAACTCAATACATCTGCGTAATGCGGATTGTGCGTCCATAGTTAATTTATCTGCGTTTAACAAAATAATACTTTTAAATGTAAAACCTCCGTTTGAATTAATATGCGTTTTCGCAAAAAATTTAAGTTCTTCTCTTATAAATTTAATTCCTTTACCGTGCGCGCAATTTACATACATCACAAAAGATTTTATTTTATCTTTATTATTATCATATATGCTTTTAACAAAATTATGAACGATTGTTCTTTTTCCACATCCGGATGGTCCGTGAAATATAATGTTTGGTATTTTATGTATGGTTCGAAAGTATTCCAACTTTTCTGTTATAGAATTATGAATATTAATCATTGATTTATTAATATTAAAATAATGTTTTTATATTTTAATATTTACGATTATAATAATTATACGGAGTCAGTTAGTGAATGTGTATACGGATTATTTTTAAATGCTTGTAATAGGTCCCCTTGTATTCGGTCACATCCAATTTTATTCTGGTCATAACTTTGAGGAGTTTTAATACTTCCGTAATTTTCTTTTGTTGGTGGTTGTTTTATTACGGATGATGGTGTAAATAAACGATTATTATACCTATCTGAATCTTGTCTTGCTATGGAAACGTTCATTGATTGATTAAATACTTGGGTTCCTCCTTGGTTAGGTCTGTTATCAATAGTTTGCGATTTAATATCATTATTATGTTGGTTATATGCGGCAGAATAAACCATTGGTCCATTTTGGGTAGATAACCCACCAACATTACCAATAGTTTCGCAATTAGTCGTGTCTCTTTGGGTTAATTCGGTTGGTAAATAATTGTTTACGTAGATACTTTCTTTTTGATTATTTATATAAAAATTTGGAGAATATAAGGTTGTTTCTTTTACAGTCGTATTTGTTATATCATTATTATTAATTACATAACTTTTCGAAACATTAGAGGACGCTTCTCCATAAACTCTACAACTATTAACTGTTTCTTCTTTTCTTGATGGTTTTAATATGTCCATTAATGGAGCAATCACCGCACCAATTGCGCCTCCAAATCCACTTCTTAATGTTTCCGGTTGATTTACGGTTGAACGATGATTTTTATAATTTGTATGACTTTTATGTAAGTTTTCAATGTCATTAATAGGACCTTTACTTTTTGCGACACAATGAGTAACATCTTTGGATTTTAATACGTGTCTTTTTGACATTTCATATTCTGTGGGAGCAACTCCTGCTTGGGCTTCTATACTTCCGGCAGGTCCCTTATAATTTGATAAATTATTATTTCTTTTTACAGCACCCATCTCTTGTATTGGTCTTAATGTTTCGCCTTTTTCAGCTCCGGTTGTTGTAAGCCATCTATCTTGAGTATTAAAGAAAAAAGTGTCGGGTTTTTGTTTTTCAACTCTACCAATTATTCCTAAATTTTTAATTTGAGAATTGGCAGGACCTTCTAAATTATTAAGGGTATATTCTAATTTAGGATTGGTGTTTACACGTAACTCGTCAACTGTTTTAGGTAACCATGAATCTCTTGCTTCCATTCCCGAATTAAATCCATTACTTCCGGCAGTAGAATAACCTTGATTTAATCCAGGACCTACATTTATAGTTTCAAAAGGTTTAACATTATTTGATATCATACCTGGGTTTACACGTGATTGATAAAAATCACTATTATTTGGTGCTCCATAAGGATATTGAACGTTATCCTCTGGTTTAAACAATGGCGCCTGTTCTACTTTTTTTATGGTTTGAGAACCATTACCAACCATATTATCTAAAATAGTTTCGGCAAATTCATTTGTATAGGTATATCCTTGAATCTTACCTTTAACAAAAGGAACCATATTATTGTGTTTAAATTGTTCACTATCTAAATAATTTCCAGTTAATGAAAATATTTGTTGAGGTTCATTTCCGACTTTTTTACCATTATTAACTTGTTTTTCAAAAAAGTTTTGGTTAAAATATTTATCTGTTGCTGTATTTGGATTTGGGTATTCCTCAACGGTATTAATTAGTTCTTTTGAATTAGTTACAGGGAAATTTTGAGAAGGTGTATTTGTATTAGGCAAGTAATTTCGAGGAGCACCCATATTTGTAAAATTTTCTTGTGTCATTTTTTTAATTGTTTTCTTTTTATTTTCGTCATAAGATTGACTGTTTGATATTACATAAAGACCTCCTAAAGCCAATATTGGTAATGCTATTTCCATAATATATATAATGTATTATATTTTTTCAATTATATGTCGACAATTTTTAACTATAAATACATGGATTCTTTGAATCGAATTTATCTTTTTCTAAAATTCTGGTATTTAAATTATTTTGAAACGACATACACGTATTTTCTTGAGGATTTAATGGAGGATAATACCAGTCAACCTGTTCTAAATCTCTTGCGGTCCATGCCGGCATAATTGCTCTTGGTTGTTCTGTAAACACATTATTACAATTAGGGTAATTAATAGGTTTTGATGAAACCTTATATTGTTGATAATTGTCTTTAATCAAACAATCTTTACTTAAAGGTTTATTTACTCCTAAAAGTTCACTTTCTAAATTAACACAATTTGTCCAAATGTTTGCTCCCCATTTTTGCATAATAATTTGAGGGTCTTCAATGTAACAAGGAGAGTCTCCATTACCTGGAACATTCAACGCCCATCTTCCAGGACCTGTAGATTGTTGTAATTGTGTTTTTGTTCTACAATCATCATAATAAAATCGGGTAAATGACATATATAATATATATTTGTATAATTAAATAGTTTAAAAAAACAAAAGTATAATTTACAAATGGATAAACCAAACACTTTATGTTTGAACATGATTGTAAAAAATGAAAGTAAAGTTATTATTCGTATGCTTGAATCGGTTTTACCTATTATTGATTATTATTGTATTTGTGATACTGGTTCTACCGATGATACAATTGAATTAATCGAAACATTTTTTAGAAAACATTCAATCCCTGGAAAAATTGTTAAAGAACCATTTAATAATTTTGAGTATAACCGTAATTATTCATTACAATGTTGTAATAATTTAACAGATTATGTTTTATTAATGGATGCTGATATGGTTCTTAAAGTTGGAACTTTTGATAAAGGTATGTTATCCAGTGCTGATTCGTTTCATATTTTACAAGGAACAGATGATTTTTATTATCAAAATACAAGAATTGTTAAAAATAATGGGTTATATAACTACAAGGGGGTAACTCACGAATATATTAATACACCTCCTAATAATATTAATAAAAGTATCTTAAAAAATCAATTATTTATACAAGATTATGGCGATGGAGGTTCTAAATCTGATAAATTTTTAAGAGATGTTAAATTACTTACAAAGGGAATTATTGATGAACCTAATAATGAAAGATACCATTTTTATTTAGCTAACACCTATCACGATTCAGGTGATTATAAGAATGCTATTGAAATATATAAAAAAAGAATTAAATTTGGAGGATGGAACCAAGAAGTATGGTATAGTTATTATAGAATTGGGTTGTGTTATAAACAAATGAAAAATATACCTGAATATATAAATGCTTTATTAGATGCTTATAATTATTTACCTGATAGATTAGAAGCATTACACGAATTAATATCTCATTATAGACACTTAGAACAAAATAAAGTTGCCAAATTATTTTATGATTCGGCAAAACAAATTTTAAATAAAAATAATAATATTGATGATTATTTATTTTTAAGTAATGATGTCTATAAATATAAATTATATTACGAATACACTATTATTGCCGGATACAATAATATAAAAAATATTAATGATGAAGTAATTATGATTTTAAATAATACATCTGATAAGCGTATTTATAATAATTTATTTAATAATATGAAATATTATAAAGATGTGTTGGTTCCTTCTAAATTAATTGATTTAAATTTTTCTGTAGGACTTCGTGTATGTGAAGAAACAATTAAATTTACGTCTTCTTCTTCTTCAATAATAAAGCATTCGGTGAATGACCAATACTTAATGAATATAAGAGCCGTAAATTATAGTATTGATGAACGAGGACGTTATCACGATTGCGACCTTCATATAATATCTGTAAATAAAATGGTTGTTTTATCAAAAGATTTTGAAATTTTAAACGAAAAGTTATTTGACCTTGATTTCTGTGATAGACTTTATATTGGGGTTGAAGATATAAAAATATTTAATGATGTTACCACGAATGAATTAATTTATACTGGAACTGGGTATCACGAAAATAATCAAATAGGAGTTGTTACTGGAAAATACGATTTACTAAAAGATAACTTATCTCCTGTGGTTGAAATAACCTGTTCATTTAACGATAATAATAGTTGTGAAAAAAACTGGGTTTTCGTTGATTATTTAAATTCAACCCATATTATTTATAATTGGTTTCCTTTACAAATATGTAAATTAGATAATGATACTAATTCTATAAGCATTGTTGAAACTAAACAAAACATGCCTAGAATATTTTCACACTCTCGTGGTTCTAGTTGTGGGTTTAAATATAATAACGAATTATGGTTTATGGTTCATCTGGTATCTTATGAAAAACCAAGACATTATTATCACTTATTGGCAGTTTTTAACGAAAATATGGATTTGATGCGATATTCAGCACCATTTAAATTTGAGGGAGAACCTATTGAATACTCCATTGGGTTAGTTGTTGAAGATTCAAGAGTATTAATATCCTATAGTGTTTGGGATAGAACATCAACGTTGGCAGTTTATGATAAATTATATGTGGAAAATTTATTAAAATATACAAATTAAATAATTTAAAAATAATAAAATATTTAAATTATTTAATGACAACAATTGTTTCCGCATTATTAACAAATATGAATAGTTTCAGAAGTATCGATAAATATATAGAATATGGTAAAAAATTGATAAATTCTGAACAAAACAAAATAATTTTTATCGAAGAAGATGTTTATACAAGTTATATAAAAAATGAAATAATGAATAATTCAAATACTGTATTTATATTTATTAACAAATTAGATTTATATTTTTATGAATATTATGATAAATTAAATAATTTTAACATAATAACGGATAATCGAACTAAAGATACAATCGAATATATGTTCGTTCAGTGTAATAAAACCGAATGGATAAGAGAGGCAATTATTAAAAATCCGTTTAATAGCGACCAGTTTATATGGATTGATTTTGGTTGTTACCACTTTATAAATAATGATGAAGAGTTTTATAAATGTTTAAATAATTTAAATAATAAATCGTATGAAACCGTACGTATAGCAAGAGGACATATTAACCTTACAGATAAAGATATTTTTAAAAATATAATTTGGTTTTTTCTGGGTAGTATTTTTGGGGGTCATAAAGATGTGTTATTACAATTTGCTGATATAATGAAAAATAAATGTATTGATATCATGGAAAATCACAAAACTATATTTTGGGAAGTTAATATTTGGTATTTAATTCATAACGAATTTCCTGATTTATTTTTAGGGTATAACGCAGACCATAATTTAAGTATTTTAACAAATTATTAAATTATGGTTTTTACATATAATAGAGTATAACACGCGCTCAAAATACAACAAGAATCACTTGTTGTATTTAATATCTTATGAAGGACTCAATATATACATAATTATGCGAAAACGCACTTGTTATACAGTTAAAACTGGAATGGTCTTTGGTTTTTTTCAATTACTAAAGGTTCTGGAATAAATACGGGTGATTTTTCATATATATTTTCGGATTTTAAATGTTTTAATTCAGGAGTAAAACAAGGTGCCTTTTTAACTAAATTAGTTGAATTAACACCAAATAAAAACGACTCAATATCAGGGGCGTTATATGACAATTTATTCCATGGAACTTGACCTGGATTTAACCCATTACCTGCCCATTTGGTATCATATGCCTCTCCATATTGTGAATTTTTATATAATGTGTATACTTCACTTTGTTTATATTCGTTTTGTTCTAAACAGTAATTTCCTGGAGTATTTTTATTACGGGTTGACGCCATTTATAATATATAATAATAAAACAAATAACAAGTATCAACTTAATCAAATGACTTTAATAACAACATTAAATTATAGGGTTGAATTGTTCCGGTTTCTAGAAAGTCGCATATACACGGGTGTGTCAAGTATAATAAATCAAAAGAATATAATAATAATAACCCGATTCCTAAATCTTCGCTTATCATTAAACCAGCCATTTTTTTCATACATGTATTTATTTCTGGGTGATTTTGGACTTTGTTTAATATATGTTGAAGTGAGTTATTTATTTCGGTTTCATTAAATTCATCTATCATAAAAATATTTATAATATCTTTTCTATATAAAGTATCTTGTATATCAAGGTCTGCGTTCCCAATAAACGGATTATAACTACATATATATTTTGTATTATACATTTAGTTATACTTATTTTTAGTTTTTAAATTATATTTATGTAATATTTAATTTACATCTCTTACTAATTCACGAGATGGAACACCGCCACGTATCCATCCATCTGATGCGGCACTTTCAACTGAATATGCTGGATTATTTATTCTATCTTGAATACTTTTTAAAAGTGGGGTAGAATGGTATTTAATATAACTTTTTTCACTTAAATTATTAACACTTCGTTTATTTATCATTAATTCTCCCTGTTGAATTTGAGACTCAATAATAGGATTAACGGACCCTCTTCCTAAATATGGAACGGTAGAAAAAGGTCTATGAAATAAATCGATGCGACATTTTGGGTGTGTTTGAATACTTCCAATTTGTAAATTAGAATTACTATCGATATTACACCCTCCTGCTCCTGAGTTGTGTCCTCCGGTATAATTGACACAAGGTTGGGATGTTGCTAAATCAATCGGTTTTTTCATAGAGCAATCAGAAGCAAAATAATTTTGAAGCATATAAGTGCTATACTCGACATTCTGTAAATCTGTCTGGGACTGACAACACGGGTCTAAACCTATTCTTGACACATTATCAAATGTATAACTATAATAATCTGACATTTATATATATTATACATTATTTTTTTACTAAACTAATAAAAAAATAACTAATAAAGCGTATATCTGTAACTATCTTTAACTCTTTGTATTGCCCCACCTACATTACTTTCTTTAGAACTTGGCATATTTCCATATAAAAATTCACCAAAAGCACCTTGGTCGTTTGAAACCCGTGTATTTGCCGTGCTATAAAAAGCACGGTTTGATTGGTCTAAATAAAAATTGTCTGTTAAATCACTAAATAGTTGTTTATTTGTATTTTTAATTCCTGGATTCATGTGTTGAACTGATTTCTTTATGTTTTTAGTAATAGTTTCATCAATTTGAGGATTAAATGAGGGTGGTGCGGCGTTTCTATCCGGGTCATCCATAATATCAGTTAGAAGAACATTACTAAATGGATTTTTTTTAGTTCCTTCTTTAAATTCGTGTTTTGAAAAGGTTTCTAATGTTTGAGGATTTGTTATATTATCTGAGTTAGAAAGTGAACTATTAACTCGGGGTTGGTCGCTTATATTATTAAATCCTTCATTAATTATCTCGTTTTGGCGAACCTTATACAAAATAATTATAAAAAGTAATATTGCTAAGCAACCAACAATTAATTTTCTGGACGTTGTAAAAATATACACTAAAGATGTAAAATATATAATTAATCTAGTTATGGAGTTCATCTTCCGTTCATAACTCATCCCTTGTTTTGGCATAACTTCAAGTATGTAATCTTTATTTAATAATATTAATGGGTTATTATACCAAAATGAATCTGTCATTATATATAAGATTATTTATTTTTTATTTTATAATACTGTTTATTTTTTATGTTTTCGTTTTGTATTTTCGGGTTTAAAATCATTTTTAAATATTTCATCTATTTGTTCATCTGATAAGAGTTGTTCGTAATTCGTTGGTTGTTGTTGGTTAATTAGATTGAGTTGTTTATTGCGATTATATTCTATTTTTTTGTTCATTCTTTCTTTCGTTTTGGCAGTTTTCATTGTTGAACTTAATGCGTTTTCTATATTATTTAAGTTTACTTTAGACCCGCCACCAAGACCATTAAGACCACCAAGACCAGATAACCCCAATTGTGAAATCATCGACTGGAAATTTTCCATTCCAGGAATATTTTTCATTTGAGATAACATTTCACTAGCTTCGCTAAGTAATTCACTTTCTTTGAGGTCACCCGATTTTAATTTGCTATCTAATTTATCGCCGATATTTTTAGCTAAACCCATTAATTTATTTGGATTTTTAAATAAATTCTCAAAAATACCTTTCATATCTGTAATATTATCCAAGTCAAGGTTCATTTCGTTTGCGGTTTCCTCGGCAATCTCTTTTGCTAAACTACCCAGTTTGCTATCAAGAATATCCGTAATATGCTCGTGTATTTGAGTAGCCTTTGGAATATTAATTCCTGCCGATAATTGATTTTCAGAGGAAACATTATTTTCAAAAAAACTGTGCATTTGGTTAAAAGTATCCTCTAGTTTGTCTTTAAATTCGGTTTCGTTAATCGTATCGAAAATTTTAGAGGTTTCTCCAAATTCGGAACGGTCTTTAAGAGTTCCTATTATTGAAAATAAAATAAGTTGTAAATAATTCCATATTGTATTGCGTGTTTTTTCTGTAATGTCACATTGCCATAAATTTTTAAAATGGACATAAGGTAAAAACTCCGTATCTATTTCGGAATCATCTTTAAATAAATCCTCGTTTTTATATAAAATATCGAAAAATCTTGGAGGGAATTTTTTTTTACAAAAATTAAAAATAAATTCTAAACTATTTGTTTCTGATTGGTTGATTGCCTTATTTCTTTCATCTTCATTTTTGATATGTTCGAAAAAAGAAGATGGTTTCCACCATCGAGTAATAAATACACCATATTCAGGAAAGGTTACGTTAATATCATTAATAAAATCTTTGATAACCTTTGAAAATTCTTCCGGAACTGTAGACATTATTATGTATAATATATAATTTGTTTTTTTAAATTAAACTATTTACTATATATTATTTTGTCTAATTACATTTTACAGATATTTTAGTTAAAGTTTGGATATATTTAATAGTTTTATTTTTATCTTCTAATCCCATAGTTTTTACCGGTTCACGAAACCTATCAATTGCTTCAATAATTTTATCAGAATTACTTGAATTTGACAAATCGCTTGAATAATCTTTATTTATAAAAAAATCTAGGTCGCCTCGGGTAATTTCATTTATATACTTACCGACTACAAAAGTATTCCAAATTTTTGGAATGATTTTTGGATTCATCTTTTTTATTGCTATTAGTGAATTTTTCGCAACTAATAACTCATGGTCTTCTGGGAATAATGAATGTATATATGTAATAAATTCTAAAAAATGTTCGTTAAAAGCACTAGTATATGAAATAGACATATTATATGTTAATGGTTAGTCTTTTTTAAATATTATTTTTAATATATAAATAAACAAAAAAATAAAAAACAAATAAATAAACAAATAAATAACTTATAACCCTCTTAATTCTTGTTCTCTCTGTTGTTGTAATTTCGCGATAGTCATATCAGAAGAAATTTTATTTGCTCCTTTTGGGTCGTCATCTCCTGCCGATGTTGATATCTTATCATTATACTGTAAATCAACATAATTATGCATTTGTCTTATTCCTCCATTACCTTTTGCGGATAACGATTCGGAATCCATATCTAAAAAACTATATTGGTCTGAAACAATACCAAACATTCCACCACCTAATGAAAATGCCGAT